AAAAAGATTTCTCCATCACGTACAGGCTTGGTATCCCAATATACTGTTCCGTTCCAACCTAACTTATCTGCTATTAGTTGAACATAGTCCTTGATCTTAATTGCATTGTCTGGACCTAAACAAAATATTTCTCCAGCAACTTTTTCTGGATTACGTATTACAGTTTCCCAAGCATCAAGTAAATCTTCAATGAAAATAAAGTTTCTGTAAGGCTCGCCGTAGCCCAAATTGATTTCATTTGGGTTGGTTAGCATTTGATAAATGATTTGCTCAGTAACAAAAAAGTTATTGTCACGTCTACCATAAGAGTTCGTTTGTCTAATAATAGTGTAAGGTAAATTGTAACACCTACCTGCATACTCTAAATATTTTTCACAGCCATATTTTGCAACTGCATAGGGAGCATTAGGATTTGGAGGAGTTTCCTCAGTGAATGCCCAAATATCTTCTGGTACTTCGTTACCATCTCTGATTAAATCACTAATAGGTTGCCAGCCATACACTTCCATTGTACTTGCAAACACAAAGTTTTTGAGATTAGTCAACTCTCTACAACTCTCAATTAAGTTCACTGTGCCTACATAATTAATCTCACTAAATGTAATTTGCTCGTAGAAACTTTGTTCGACTTCTGTTCTGGCGGCTAAGTGAATAATAAGATCAGGATCAACACGTTTGAGTTGATTTTTAACTGCTACATGGTCTCTGAGATCGTGCTCAAGAGTAAATATTTCGTGCTCAGATTCTAGTCGTTTTGTCATGTGCGAGCCGATAAAGCCATCTGCACCAGTAATAAAAATTTTCATATATGATCCTGTGTATTGTATATAGAACTATTTATAGACTCTACAACTTTCAATAGCATACTTTCGATTAAAAATTTTCTGATAAATAGTAGTATGCCAAGACTAAGTTTATGGAATCCAGTAAAGAAAAACGACTACAAATTTATAGATAGAATTGTAGGCGAGCATATCCATGCGGGTGGCACTGGAGTTCATGTACACAAATATTTAGGAGTTCATGCTGAAAATGATGGCAAGGATCCTACAAGGCCTAGTAGTGCAGATAATAACTCAGAAGTTTTTATACAGGACTTATTATTCTTAGAGAATAGAGACCGTAAATATAGTAAAGACATATTTGAATTACGTGGGCAATACAACATTCAAGACAATGATTTTGATCTAACACAGTTTGGTGCTTTTTTAGCAAACGACACACTGTTTATGAACTTCCATATTGAAAGTATGGTAGAGGCAGTTGGACGTAAACTAATGCCAGGTGATGTGTTAGAACTCCCTCATTTACGTGATGATTTGTTATTAGGCAGTGAAGAAGCAATCGACAGATATTATGTTGTTCAAGAAGGCTCAAGGCCTGCTGAAGGATATGATCCAGGTTGGTGGCCTCATTTGTGGAGAGTTAAACTTGGTCCAATAAGCGACAGTCAAGAATACAGAGATATACTTGGTACTGGTGAAGAAGAAGGCGATCTAAGAACATTAATTAGTACGTATCAAAATGAGATACAAGTTAATGATGCTATATTAGAGCAGGCTAATAATGATGTACCATATGATCCTCAGTATAGAGAGACTGCACATTTATATTATGATGAATCTGTCAAAGATAAACCAGCAGTAGGTGTTGGTACTTGGGCAGGTGGGGACGCACCGAATGGAATCAGTGTAGTCGGAAGTGGAGAAAAATTTCCTACAAGTGGCATTAACGATGGAGACTATTTCTTAAGAACCGATTTCCAACCAAATAGGTTATTTAAGAAAAAGGGTACACGTTGGATTAGAATATCAGATGATAATCAAAGTCAATGGGCCGCGGCGAATAAAATTCTCACTTCATTTATTAACAACGACAACTTTAGTGTTGCAAATGATGGCGAGGTAACTGAAGAGAAAACTAATCTCAGTAAAGTTGTAAAGCCAAGGACGGATGATTAAAATGTTTAGCAAGTTATTTAAGGATACAAAAATGGATAGAGAAGCAGTATTTGAACAATTAAAAATTGATGAAGGAGTAGTGTATGAAATCTACAACGATCACCTCGGTTACGCCACGTTTGGAGTTGGTCACCTTGTCCTCGAAAGTGACCCGGAACATGGACAACCAACAGGAACTTCAGTATCGGAGCAAAGAGTTAAGGAGTGTTTCGAGAACGACCTTAACACTGCCATCGGAGAGTGTGACGCTCTATACGAAGGAGGGGAATTTAACGACCTACCAGACGAAGTCCAGCAGATCTTGGTCAATATGATGTTCAATATGGGACGAACAAGACTAAGTAAGTTTAAGAAAATGCATGCCGCAATTTTAGAAGGTGACTGGAAAACAGCCGCCATGGAAGGTAGAGACAGTAGATGGCACAAACAAGTAACAAACAGAGCCGAGAGACTAATGGTCAGGCTCGAGAACGTATAACAGATAGAGCGTTCAAAATACTAGAACAAGGCAACCCCAAAGGTTGGTTTTGGTGTTCTGACAGACGTGATTACTACAGATATCATGACTGGATGGAAGGAACAGGAATAGGAAAAAATGGCAGGTAAGAACCTAGATTATTGGTACGATGAACAGATAAAACGTTATCTAATTCAACTTGTCAGAATTTTCTCCAATTTCAAAGTTAGAGAAAACACTGATAAAGGTACCAACTATAATCGTGTGCCTGCAAGGTACGGCGACATTAGTAGAATGGTTGCACATATACTGCGTAACAATTCAGAGAACACAGTAAACAGTGCGCCAATGATAACTGTCAGCATTGGCAGTATAGCCGTTGCCAGAGAAAGAGCTCAAGACCCATACTTAATGGACACACAACAAGTTGCCGAAAGAGAATGGGACAGAGAAAACAATATGTATACAAGTGAGCAAGGAAACTTGTATACAACTAAAAGGTACATGCCAGTGCCATACAACTTATCTATTAATGTTGATATATGGACAACTAATACTGATACTAAATTACAATTACTAGAACAAATTATGGTATTGTTTAATCCAAGTATTCAATTACAATCAAACAGCAATCCATTAGATTGGAGCAACGTGTTTGAAGTTGAAATGACTGACATAAACTTTAGCAGTAGAAGTCTTCCTGCAGGAGTAGACGAGCAACTTGATATAGCAACATTAACATTTGATGTTCCTATTTGGATCTCTCCTCCAGCAAAAGTACAAAGACAAAAGATTATACAAAAGATTATTGCTGATATACACAAAGTAAGTGACATAGATTCTCTAGGAATTACAGATGATTCATACTATGATTTCTTTGAGAACTTTGATGAAACAGGGCAAGTGGTAATAACTCCAAACGATTATAAACTACAAGTTGCAAACGGTGGTGTAAAACTTATCACAATACAAGGCCAACCAGTTAAGTGGAATGACTTAATAGAAATGCAAGGCGAACTAAAAGCAACAAGCAGACTTGAATTAAATTTATCAAACGACATGGATGACATATCTCAATTAGTTATTGGTACTGTTGTTGCTAATCCACTTGATGAAACATCATTGATTTTTAATATAGACAGCGACACATTGCCGTCGAATACACTCAGTGATATTACAAAAATTATTAATCCTCAATCATCTAGACCCAGTAACGGTTTAGACCCACAAGCATTAGGGCAAAGGTATTTGATTACAGAAAATATAGTGCCTACGTTTGCAGAATGGGGTAGTATTAATGCAAGTGCAAATGACATAATAGAGTACGACGGTAACCAATGGAGCATAGTATTTGACAGTAGCAATGTTAGCGATCTTGCTTATGTAACTAATTCATATACTGATGCACAATACAAATGGACTAAAGCAACTGGCTGGATAAGTAGTTGGGAAGGTGAATACAACGGTGGTTACTGGAGACTTATTTTATGATCAAAGCCGCTGGCGTATTGTTTCTAACAAAAGACACAGGTCGATGCCTACTACAACTAAGAAACAGTGACAAACGTTATAAAAATACGTGGGGATTTTTTGGCGGTATAATAGAACAAGGCGAAACACCATTTGAATGTTTACAACGAGAACTAACTGAAGAAATAGGCTTTATGCCTCAATTAGAAAAATTAAATCCTATAGATGTATATCAAAGTAGAGACAAGAATTTTTTATATTATAGTTTTGTTGCAGTTGTAGAGAAAGAATTTTCTCCTACACTCAACAGAGAAAGTGCAGGCTATGCCTGGGTAGACATAGGGCAATGGCCTAGACCGCTCCATCAAGGAGCAAAGATCACACTTGGTACAAACGGCGGAACAGATAAACTGCATACTATATTAGACATTCACACAGATTAAATAATGATTTACTGGAGTAATGGTGTCAAGTGTTATTGATTTCATATGCATACGCATACAAGCAGAATTAGATAAGTTTGAAAAAACAAAAACGCTACCTCATGACCTTTTAGATGGTATTTGGTCTATAGATGATATAGAAAAATGCAAACCTCACATGTCAATTGCATATCAAAAACGTGCTGAAAAGTTAATAAAAGAATACTCCCAGAACATGCACAAAGACTTAGCATCTCTCAGAGAGTCTTTGAAAAAAGAATACGGCCAAGGATTAAAAAATTCTAGAACTAGATCACAAGAATTTATTTTTCCAAACATAATGAAAAAGTATCGAACTGATATAAATCCTATACGTGCAATATATTACGAAACAAGAAATATGGTGCGTAGATATAATCCTGATGATTATAATCATCAATGGCTTGCAGAATTAGTAACAGACAAAGCATTTAATAATGCAATGCTTGATGCGTTAGAGCATGACATAAAACGTATAGAAAAAATACTTAAAAGATACTACTGGCCTTTGTTAAAATTAAACGAAAAGCAAATTCCATTAGAACTATTTCATGCAAGGCAACACATTAAAGATGCCAGATACTATTATGAATTTTTCCTAAACATGCAAGATTGGATGCCTGACGAATAATCATAAATATTATTATGAAGGGCAGTAATATAATTCTGATTGCTGACATGATAGAAGAAAAACTCCGTAAAGAAAAAGAGTTGGACTTTTACGAAGCCGAATTAAAGAAGTTATTGTTGCGTATGAGTATGGTAAGACAAGAAATCTCAGTAACTGAAACTATTATTAATATGATTCAGAAAGACGAGATTCCTAACTTATTAGCCAACCTCGAAAGATACGAACTAGATATAGAATAACTTATTTGGTGGTTGCAATAAAGATACCGTTCCAATCAGCGGGGAGGTCCTGTGTTTTTTGATATTCGCAACGATCAATCCACATATCGTAGTAGCCTATCATTCTACCATCAAAATGTGTCTTTAACAATTCACACATTTTAATTGCTTTATCAAAATTTTGATTTCTATAATGCTTATGCATATCGGCATGCATTTCTCTAGACTTAGCATGTTTGCTTGGCTTGTAATCAAGTACAGTGTAAATTTCTATGCCAACACTTTTACCTTTAACTGCCAAGTCATCTACTTTCAAATAAAAGAAATCATTTTTAGTTTTGTGATATGTGCTACCGCCTACCAATAAGAGGCATCCATACTCTTTACACTTAGACTCAATTCGTGCGGCAGTTGATACAGCATCTCCAAGTACATCATAACTATGTCTGCTTGTAGAACCCATCTCACCGAGATAACCAACGCCAGTGTTAATGCCAGCCCCCATACCAATTGGAGGTCTTCCCTCTGCTGTGATCTTATCATTAAATTTCTCCACTGCTCTCAGCATATCCAAACCGGTTTGCACTGCTGAATGTTCATGCTTTGCATCGTCGTTTGGTGCATTGTGTATATGCATACTTGCATCACCTATGTACTTGATAATCATACCGTCTGCATCAAGTACAGGTTGTGTGATAGCATCCATATATCCATTCATTAGTTTTGTGAGTCCTTGTACATCATCTCCAAAACTTTCACCTAATGGTGTGAAGCCACGCAAGTCTGAGAAGCATATTGATATCTCTCGCTTCATGCCTTCTTTGATCAGTGCAGGATTTTCTTGTAGCATACGCACAACTGTGGGTGAACAATATCCTGCAAACTGCTTTTCTATTTCTTGTCTGAGTTTGAATTGTATCCAGAAGTTATTAAAACTTGCATGAGTAAAGATTAGGAATGCACTTATTGCTGGAAAAGTTGCATCAAATAAAACTAAATTTGCTGTGTAAGAATTTACACTGTAGTATACAATTCCGCCTATAATAGTAACCGTAGTTACCAGTCCTGCCCATATAGGCAACTTATATATTGCTAAAGCAATCAATACCATACTCAACAACGCACACAGAAGCTCTGTAAGCGACGATAATTCAGATCTGGTAATGTTACTCCCGTCTATAAAATTCTGTAGCATGTGTGCTTGTATGTGCTGTGGTAGTATGTTGCCTCTCGGAGTGGGAACCGGATTAGCAACACCTTCTGCACTTACTCCCACTATCACGAACTTTCCACCTAAGTCAGGCAGTTTACTCGCATCTGTATATTCGTATTCTTCAAATGTATTGTTGAAGCGAATATAGGCAGTTCCATCTGTCTGTGTAACTATGGGATCGAAAGGTGGTACTGCAAATTCTTGTACACCTATCTCTGATGTCTTTAACATATAACTTGGCTTTTGTGTATATGCTCTCAACATCTCAATAGCAAAAGAAGGATATATTTTACCCTCTACTCCAATTGCTAAAGGATATGTTCTTGTTTGATTATCTGGTTGTGGGGCACTTGCTATTACTCCTATACCGTCAGCCGACTGTTCGAGCTCTGAAATATTTATGACGAGATTTGGCCAACTTAGCAAGAAGTCTGTCGCTTTCGAAGGGCCTATTGTGGCTGTGCCAATGTGAGGGCCTGAACTCCTCACCCCTTTGGCAGACGGGGTCTGGCTTAAAACGACTCCATTCTCGTTTATCCAACTCGATAAAATCGGGTCGCCTCCAAACCTGTCCGGTTCCGGAAACATAATATTCAGCCCTATAATGCCCCCATTCATCGTTCTCAAATCGCTTATCAGTTGAGCAAAATTCTGTCTCGGCCATGGCCATTGTCCCCATTGTTGTAAGCTCTTTTCGCCTATGTTTATTACTACAACTTCGTCGCTTTGTTTAACTTCATCTAATTGTTGGTAGTAATCGAATGTCTGTGAACGCAGACTTTGAACTGGCGTAGGGTCAGCAACTCGTAATGCTGTCAGTAGTAATATAGATATTGCTACGGCATAGCCGCTGTACAACCATTTCATAGTAATATTTATCGTATGCTTCAGTCAACAAAAGCACGTTCGAGCATGAAGTCTCCCATCTCACCTGTGTTGCCTTCTTGGAAACCTAATTTAGAAAACATGTCTCTGCACTCTCTATTCAGGTCTGGCGAACCGCATACCATTACAGCATCTAACTCTTTACTAAGATTTCTATTCAGTGTAGGTTCAATGTGATTCCAAAATCTGCCTTGTCGAAAATATTTTTCTCTGGTAACAGAGGGTATGTATGTAAAAGGCATCATTCCTTCTATCTCATCTAATGAATTTTTGTGTGTGATTTCTGCAACTTCTCTTACAGTATGAAACAGATACACATTTTCAAATCTACTATATGTCTCTGGATCTTTAGCAATGCTTAAAAAGGGTGCTATGCCGGTTCCAGTTGACAACATAATTAAATTTTGTTTTGGTGTAAGATAATCACATACTAGACTGCCTGTACACTTTGGCTTTAATAATATATCGTTGCCTGGCTGTATGTGTTGTAATCTACTTGTTAATGGACCATCGGATACTTTAATACTGAGAAACTCTAGATAATCATCGTAACAAGTACTCACTAAACTGTATGCTCTATAAATTGGACGTGGTTCAGCATCTAAACCAATCATAGCAAATTCGCCATTCTTGAATCTAAATGATTTATTTCTGGTAGTTTTGAATGAGAAAAGTCGATCACTATAGTGATTTACTTCTAAGACTTTTTCTGTTAGCATGAATCTATTTATAGATAGTTATCGCAGATTGCAACGTCTTTCGGCTTTACTGATAAGCCTAAAATTATTATTCACAACAAATCCACCTAGTAGCAAAGGTGCCACTAGTTCGGCTCTGGTAATGTTATCCCATCCTATTGCACTGTATGTAGGAAACAAAATTACACCTTTTAATAATGCCATTTCACCTACTGTAGGTATTTCAGGCAATAATGGATTTGCTTCTTTAATACAATCATATTTTACACCTTCATATGTACTGTATATGTCTGCTAGTTGCAAACCCCAAAACAACATCCACATCCAGTTGTCTGCAGGTTCACTCCAATAATTATTTGGAATATATGCTTCCATTAGGAATTCACGTTGTTCAGGCAATACAATTGGTGGAACACCATAAACTTGATCTATGACTTCTTGGCTGTAAGGGGCATGCCAGCCATTTTGTATACTATGTATTTGTAATGGCGTTAATTTAGCAGTTGCACTTAAAGAAAAAAGCGACAACAAAATAAATGCTATCGCTTTCAACATTATTCGCACTCCTGAGGATTCTCGGTGCAATATTTTTTAATTTGCTGTATTAACATTTTAATATCACTCCCGTTAGTTGCCTTACTCTCTTTGCGAGGAGAGATCAGGCTTAGTCCTTTTTTGGGTCTTGAAGTTCGTCTGTTTGTTTATCGACTTCTGTTTCTACAGTTTCGATAACTCCACTTGCCGCTTCGGCCGCAGTGTTAGCAATACTAGACGCATCTTCTAAAACTGCTTGACTTACAGTCGAAACAGCATTAACAGAACCGTCTATTACGCCTGTCGTGAACTCTTTTCCTCCTTCAATTACTGCACCAACTGATGCACAACTTACAAAGAAGAACAGACCTGCGAACATAGAAAATATATTCTTCATATTTTCTCCAGTTTCTAGGTTAACCAAGGTAGATAATTATCTACCACCGATGAAGATCAACGTATCTTCAAGTATATTTATACAATAACACATTCTTTATGCTGTGTAATAAGGGCCAACTTGCTTACATTGGAAACTGATTGTGTAGCCTGGTTGTGCATATTCTTTATGTTCTAACCAGTAATCAAGCCCGTGTTGTTGCAAATGTCTATCATACTTAGGGTCAAACTTAAATGCAACACAATGCCAATCTTGAACAAATGTTCTGACTATTTTTGTATTAAGAATTTCGCCTGATGACGTACTTAGTATTAATACCAATGCGGCTTCTGTGTAGCCCATGTCATGAAAACTTCTTTTGGAGCCATTTGAAAACGGCGTATATTGATAGTCCGTAAAAGGCTAACACACTCATTGGTAGTGCTATGTAGGCCAATTCCCACGGACTGAGGAATAGTATTTCCCAGGTAAAGTTTGCAACGGCTTCTGCATCACCTAATGGTTGCAGTTCAAGCATTTCTGAATCCATTTCAACACCTGCTTCTTCCATCATAACAATGAGTTCATCGTATGATTCAGTGTCTAAACAGATTTCAAATTCTTCTGGACAATTTCCGTCGCCGCCGTAATCCATTAGTTGCTACCATTTACTGTTACTGAACACCCTGCTGTGTTATAACATACACCTGTTATACTATAACTACCTGCTTGACTTGTAACATTTTGTGTTAAGTTGAGGGTGTAAGCACCAGTGCCATATGTTAAATCTATGGCCGCTGTTGCGGCATTACTGCCTCGTTGATTAACATCAACACTATGTCCATCGCCATCTAACACAATGTCTGCCCATTTGACACCACCGTTACCACGTTGATATAAATCCACAGTGTTACTATCACCGGTTATTTCTATGAAGCCATCGTGTCCTGCTTTGCCCATTTGTGTATGGTCTACATTATTACTATCACCTGTAATGATATTTGCTAGGTGATGTCCTGCTCCGCCACTGCCTCTGTTGGTGTCTGTTTGATAACTTGCTAACACATTGTTATCTCCAGTCACTGTCCAGTATGCTTCATGGTCTCCTGTTTCGTCAACATCAGTTGTACCATCAGCATGTTTGCCTTGCCACACTTTGAGATTGTTACTGTCTGAATTAGAGCCTAATAAAACATAAACATGGTTGTCGTCTTGCCCGTTGCCCTGATAAGTATCTATGTTGTTGTAAGTGCCAGTAAATACTTCAAGGTAAGCATAATGACTGTCTCCTGCTTGATAAAGTTGAATAGCATTATTAGTGTGACTATTACTTCCACCTGCTTCTAACCAAGCATAGTTATTATCACCTATTACATCTGCTTGTAATGAAACTGAATTACCGTGAGCATCTAAAAATAAATCATTGGAATTACCGTCGATGTCTCCTCTTACATTTTGATCACTACCACTTGACCAAAGGCCCACATCGTTAAGGTTGCCTACCATGTCAATGTCAAGACTCAAACTGGCACCATTTAGACTGGCGGCTCCAGTTAGTTGTAAATTTTTTACTGTGTTGCCGTAACCTTGTTGTAGAATATTGAGATCTAAGTTATTACCTGCTTGATTAATGAGGATAGTGTTATCCGCATTTGCTTTTGTAGGTATTAATAAAAACATGCCTAATATAATATACCCCAATACTAAAAGAGGGGTATCTTTTGGTTTCATGTTGTTTAGTTTTTTATCTATGTTCATATTAACCTTGTGACTGTCTTATGTATATATTTATGCTACTACAATCGTTAACACAAATAATGTTACTACGGTTTTCTATATCTGTTTCTATTCTTGCACTACTGCCAATTGGAACCTTAACACTAATTTTACCATTAACATCTCTTAAAAACCAAATTTGTCCACCACTGTCTATAATAGTATTAAACTGTGTCTTAGGATCAAATCCAGGATTGAGTGTTCCTGTGATAATATCTTTTCCCACACGTTCGCTTGATGCTGACAAACGGTCTTTGCCTAATTCATCTACATCTTCTATTAATTCTAGTAAATCCTGTAAAAAATCTACTCCCAAATAATCAATGTCTAGTTCAGTAAATTCTAATGAAACATCGTCTGAGTTATCATCTAATAAATTTTCTTCTAAAAAATCTACATCTAAATCATTAAATGCAAGATAATCTATGCCTCGTTTTTCTGCTTGTTGTTGTTCTTCTGCTTCTGTTATTTGTACTGGTTCACTTACAATAAACATATTGTCTATTTGATTAATATCTAAGTTTGTTAATGTAACTGGCCTAGTAGGCTCTTGTTCAAATGTTGTAACCATAACTGCTTGATATGCTTCTGTTAGAAATACTTGGCCGCCATCATTAGTAACACTTATACTGCCTGAAGGTTTACATCCTTCTTCAAGTTTAACTCTATCGTTGCAGTTTTCGTCTGGTAACAGTATAACAAGGCTCCTACCTAACTCGTCTACTGTTGTTGTAAAATCTGTACCCCTAACGCCAATAGTGGCAGTGGGTGTTTGTATTTGAATATTTTCTCTTGGTACTAATCCTAATCCACCTGTGGCAAATCTTGCTGTGCCTTGTGCAAAATTTAATGCCATTCTGCTTTTACTTGGATTGGGATCGTAGACATACTCGTTAATTTCTATTAACGTATGCTCAGTCATACTGACTTGTGTCTCGTCTATAAACTGTATCTTTAGCCTACCATTTGTTGTTTCAACGTTATCCATACTAACAATGCCAGTATCAATTGTTGCTGAAAGTTGTTCACCGGTAGTACGTTCTATACTGCCCGGTGAACCGCTTTGTTCAAAAATGTCGCCGATAGACTCTCCGGCTACAAATGGTGCCGAAAACAGAAGAGCTACGAGTACACTAATCTTTTTGTGTAATCGTAACTGTTGCGTTTTCACTGTCTATATTCAAATCCATATGACTATAACATGATGATGTACCTGTTGGGCAAGTACCAGAACTTTGAATTAAATCAAAGTCGCCGCCACTACCGTCGTGTACTACTTTCATGTATTGATATGTTCCATCAGTTTGACTAGTAACAAAGTTGTTGCTATCGCCTGTAATATCAAAATTCCAAGTAGAATCATCTACTTCAATATCGATATCCCACACATTGCTGTCACCAAGTATTGTTAGGTCAAAGTCCAATCTTTCTGCACTTGCCGCACTACCTAGGTCAAAATCAAATGTGTTTGAGTCGCCTGTAACATCTACTAGGATATCACCAGAATCTGCAGATCCTGTACTACCTATTAAAATATCCCACACGTTGCTGTCGCCAGTAAAAGTCCAGTCGTATGTACTGCTGTCTGCAGTAATTGCACCAAAAAACTTATTACTATTACCAACTTGGTCGAGGTTTATATTTAATGATGAGCCATTGATATCTAAATCAGATCCTTGTGTTGAATCACCTGATATTTTGTTACCATAACCTTGTTGTAAAATGACTAATGTTAATGTATCACCTGCTTGGTCAAGCAAGATCTCATTATCTGTTGCACTTTGTGACAATGCAACTCCACTAAACATTAAACCTGCTGTCATAACTAATGCTGACAATTTATTCTTCAACATTGTTTCCTCCTGAGTTTGTAGTATCGTTGAGATCAATCAAGTCAATGTTTTCAATATTTTCAATGAAAACCTCATCTTTAATTTCCCAATATCCTCTCTGATCGCCTTGTTCTATGAGAGCAAGAACTGCCGCTTCTACTGCACTTCTTACTGCCCAAGTAACACTTTCATTTGAGGTGATACCTGTTTCTAACTCTAATAATTTTGTATCCATATCAAGGAAACGAAAAACGTCTCCTCCCATGCCTACACTCAAAATTGTCTTGTATGTCTGTACATTGAGAATAATTTCGCCGGTAAGTACGCTCACTGCTCTAAGACTAATTACTATACTATCTCGTCTATATTGTGAACTACCACCAATACCTAAGTACCTTGCTCCATTACCTCCTGTTTCTATGTTGCTGTCATAACCTACTATACCACCTTCAAGTAAAATTCCTGCAAACAACATAGGTTGTAAATCAGGTGCCTCACCGCCGGCTTTTCTAACATCATCTCTTGTACTTCGAATAATCTGCCTTTCTCGTACAAGATTGTCAAGACCCAGACCTCTTTCCACGACTCGAAACCAAGTACCGTTACCAGTATCTTTGGCTCCTGCCGCCTTAAGAGCATCTATTAATAATGCTTTTGCCCCTTGCGTTACCGCTGTAGAAAATAAAGCAATATTATCACGTTGCTTTCGCTGACCGGTTAAATCAGCAAACTCATACACAGCAACCACTGGCATAATTTCTGCTGGTGGAAGTTGTCTGAGCTTCGCGTATGTTGGGAGTTCAACTTGCCCTGGCTCTTCAATGCACTCCATGGCCGAGTCCCAACACCACTCTCCCGTAAGGGAATTCTGTGGTAATGCTAAAGATGCACATCCTGTAAAAAGTAAACACATTGCTGTAATACATGCAATTTTCGTGCCCCTTTTTACTGCGTCTTTAACACCCGTAAACGCATCATAAAAATTTAAGTGTGGGATTTCCCACACTGATCGACTATTGTTAGCCACCGATTGCTACTCCTACTGGAATATCAATAGTGGTTGTCGAACCTTCTGCGTCTACTATTGTTAATCTAATTATTTCTATACCATCTTCACCCATAAGTCTTTCATACGTTACAGTGTTACCTTCGATGGTAAAGATGCCGTAATCGGCACCCTCTTCATTACCAAACATCTGATCTACTAATTGTCTAGATATCTGACTATAAATTCTGCTTTCTAAGTTTCTCAAAAACTTGTTTAATGTTGAGTTTTCTTCTTCACGTTGCTGACGTAATAGTTCTGCCTCAATATCATCTCTAATTTTGTCCTTGCGACTTTTTTGTTGATTCTCAATAGTTAAATAATGTGCGCCTGTGCCAACGCCGCTAAAACTTGGATTCTTAAATTTATGAACTAGTTCATCGGCTAATGCCAACGGACTCATAACCAACAATCCTAATAAAACACCAAACGAGAATGCTTTGAATAAATCACTTCCGGACCAAATACGTGGACCAATTTGTTTTTTTAATAACTCATAATCTTTACTGTTCATTGTCTGTCTCCTTGTGCTTTTTTAGAGTGTCTTGATCTTTTGCGTCTTTGACAAGTTGCTCTTTAGCACGGTACTCTAATACAACATTAACTTTTTGTTGTAACCTAATTAAATCCTGATCTAACATTCTTGTTTGATCTATAACTCTTATTAATGCCATATGCATTTCTTCAAGTTGTGGATTAATGTGTTCTCCTATAAACCACCAAACATAATATATAAAGTAACCTAGTCCAACCATCATGACTATGGGAAAGCCATAATCATTAATCAGAGAGGACACACTGGAAATTTCCATTATGACTCCCGTGGATTTATATGAGTAATATCCAGTAAATTAACTTTTTTTAATGTTACCTCTTGGGTAACAGGGTCTACAAATGACATAAAGCCATCGCCGGGCTTAATATTGAGATACTTAGCCTCTAGTTCTGGAATAGTTATGGACTCATCTTTCTTGAGATGAATATAATATTCCGCAAATACCATTGCGATATCGCTATTGTTTGGTTTAATGCTTTGCATTAATCTCTCCTCGCATCTAATTTACCGTCTTCAATAAAATTTTCTGCTCGGGCAACTCTGTCTATGTCTGGTCTTAACTCTAATGCACTGCTTACTAACAAATCAATTTTCATCATCTCGTTACTCATAGTACGAGCACGATTTTCAAGACTGTTGCAAAAAATAGTTAGTGTTTTGATTTCTTCTACTATGCCTTGTAAAATTTGTTTGATTACAAGAAAGATAAAGAATCCCATTACAATACTACCAGCAATGGGGGCACCAACCTCTGCTATTAAGTTAAAAATTTCATTCATACGTGTAGCCACCTATTTGTTTCTGTTTATGGTGTTTATAAGTGTATGTGTCTCGGATAGAATTTTATTGTTCTAATTTATACCTACCCACATGTATTTATCAGTTTAGCCATAAAAAAACCTAGCACCGAAGTGCTAGGTTTATGCTTTCTAATCTAGTAGGTTATTTTTATTTTTACATCAAGTTAACAAGTACTTCGATGACTGCTTCGCCACCTTCACTTGAACCAATTGCCTTACCAATGATTCTACCTGGACCTGCATTATTGTCAACTTTTGCATGACCTTTAATGCTTGAACTTACTAGTAAATCACCTTTAGCAACTGGACCTGAAACCTTACATGGTACCCTTCCTGTCAATGCAATTGGGTGTCCATCTGCTTCTGCGTTCATCAAGTATGCTGGGTCTGTACTTACAACACCTGCAACTCTATGACATGAGTCTAGTTCACAAGCAACAACTTCTTGGTCTCCACCAAAGCAAACAACATCGCCTGGCTCTAAATCTGCAGGACCAGCATATCTTTCTGCTAAGTCAGCATATCTTGCCGCTGTTGCTGTTGCTGTAATAACACCTGCACTAAAGTTACCCGAACCATCTCTTGCTACCACTGTACTTGCAGTGTTTGCACTTGTTGCGTTAACGTTAAGTGTAACACTACCACTTGAACCACCACCTGTTAAGTAAGAACCTGCTGTAACACCTGTAATATCACCTGTTCCGCCAGTAACAACGTCTGTAACACGACCGTATGCGTCAATTGTGATACTGTCAATCTTAGTGCTGTTTGCTGTACTACCGTATGTAGCCGCACCTGCACCTGCTGTTGCTAGTGCAACTGTAACTGAACCACTTGAACCGCCACCTGTTAAACCAGTACCAGCAGTAACACCTGTGATGTCACCAACGTTAGTTGTAAAGCCTGCATCGTTATTAAAATCACTTAGTGTGATTTCTGAAATAAGTTTTCTGCTACTTGTACCATTATCTAATATAACAAGTTCGTCTTGAGAACCAACAACTGCCGCTGTCATATCCGGTAATTCGTTACCAGCAAATGCTAGTGAAACTGTACCTGATGTACCACCACCACTTATACCAGTACCTGCTGTAACACCTGTAATTAATCCAGTATCTGTTAAACTAATTGCACCAGTTGTACTGTTATATGTAATACCTGTTCCACCACTTAATAAGCCTCTAACATGTGAGTCGCTTAGTGCTAAACTAACACTACCACTTGCTCCACCACCTGTTAAACCGTTACCAGCACTTACGTTTGTGATGTCACCTACGTTAGTTGTATAACCAAATGCTTGTATTCTATCATTTACTGCCGCCGCTGTCATCAATACTGTGTCTGAATCACTAAATGCTTCTGAACCAGTTTGTATTGCGCCACCTGCAAATTGTGCTACTGTTAAGCCACTTACATTAAGTGTAACTGAACCACTTGATCCACCGCCACTTAAACCAGTACCTGCACTTACGTTTGTTATATCACCAACTGTTGTTGAGTAACCTTGACCAATAACAAAGTCATAAACAGCATCTGCTGTTGGTATTGCTGAACTACCGTTTGCAACTGCACCAGTGTTAACGTTAAGTGTAACACTACCACTTGAACCACCGCCTGTTAATCCTGTTCCTGCTGTAACACCTGTGATGTCACCAACATTACTTGTCCAACCTTGGTCGTTGTTGAAGTCACTTAGTGTGATTTCGCTAACAAGTTTTCTGCTACTTGTACCGTTATCAAGAATAACTAATTCGTCTGCTGAACCGTCAACTGCCGCAGTCATGTCTGGTAGTTCACTTAAATCAACATTAAGTGTAACTGCACCACTTGAACCGCCTCCTGAAAGACCTGTTCCTGCTGTAACTGCTGTAATATCACCTGGGCCTCTGCTGTATGAAATAACACCAGTTGAACTGTTGTATGATAAATCACCACTTACACTAATTGCACCACGTGCTCTTGCTGTAGTGTGGTAAAGGTTGCTTGAACCTTCTGATAAATCATCTGTATTAGCCGCCTCTATTCTAGCATCTGCTCTAGCATTTGTGAAGTATAAGTTTGAACCTTCTGCTAAATCGCCTGTGTCTTTAGAACTTAAATCTAAGTTTCCACCAACTTGTAATGCAATTCTTGCATCTGCTCTTGCATTAGTATAATATAGATTTGATCCTTCGCTTAGATCACCTGTATTAGCCGCCGCAATCTTTGTATCAAAGTTTGCATTACCACGTGCTGTTGTCCAGTAAAGGTTTGAACCTTCTGCTAAATCACCAGTGTCATGATTAGATAAACTTGAAACTGTACCTGTTACAGTACCTTCTAAGTTTGCAACCAATGTTCCTGTAGTAATACTTAATGCGCCTGTACTTGCGCCTGTGAATGCACCAGTACCTAATGTAAATTTGTCAGCACTTTCGTCCCAACCAATAAATGCATTATCACTAGAACCTCTTTCAAAAACAAGACCCATATCATTTGATGGTGTTCCTGTTGTGCCTGTGCCTAATTCAATTAATGCATCTTCAATTGTTGTGTTAGTTGAGCTTACAGTTGTTGTAGAACCGTTAACTGTTAACGAGCCTTGTACAAGTAAGTTGTTAAATTCAACGTTGTTGCTTGTACCAACTGCCTGGCCAATGCTGATTGTACCACTTGATATGGAAACACCAGTACCACCTGAGAAGTGAGCTCTTACTTCACTTGCACTTGGACCTGTGTAAGTAATAACACCTGATGTGCTATTGTATGCTAATGATCCATCACCACCTGCGTCTGTTGCACTAATTGCCGCTCTGGCTCTTGCTGTTGTATGGTATTGATTTGAACCTTCGCTTAAATCACCTGTATCAAATGGTGAAAGACTTACTGCTAAGTCAATTGTTCCATCTGAATCTTGATATGTTGCTGTAATGCCTGATTCTGTATTTGAACTAAACATTCCACCTGCAATATCTTGTACTCTTTCAGTAGTATGATATAAGTTTGTACCTTCTGCTAAATCACCTGTATCAAAATCTGACATGTTGACTGCAATGTCATCTGCGTTTACAGTAATACCTGTGCCAGCACCAATATTTAATGTTGCTGTACCTGAAGTTGCTCCTCCAGTTAAACCAGCACCTGCTGTAACACCTGTTACATAACCAGTGTCTGTTAAACTAATTGCACCAGTACTGCTATCGTAAGTAATACCTGTTCCGCCGCTTATTGCCGCTCTTACTCTTGCATCAGTATAATATAAGTTTGTTGAACCTTCGCCAACGTTATCTGTGTCAGCACCACTAAGTGCCGATACTGCTCTTGCGTTTGTGAAGTATAAATTTGTTGAGCCTTCTGTTAAGTCGTCTGTATCTTTAGAACCTAAGTTTAGATTTGCACCAACTTGTAATGCAATCCTTGCGTCTGCTCTTGCATCAGTGTAATATAAATTAGAACCTTCTGCTAAGTCTGCTGTACTTTCCGCCAAAGCATAGTAAGCACTACCGTTATTAGTGAATTCCCAATTATCATCAGTTTCGTTCCATCTAAACTGTACATCAGTAGCATCACCTCTGTCAACAATAAATCCAACGTTTTCAGTAGGGGATCCTGAAGTTCCGCTGTTTAATTCAACAAGGTTGTCTGCTATTGTTAATGCACTGCCTTCTGCGGCTAATGTACCACTAAATGTAGTGCTACCACTAAATGTTTTGTTACCTGCAACTGTTTGGTTGCCTGTTGTTCTTACAAGATCACTTGCCGCCGCAACTCTTGCGTCTGCTCTAGCATTTGTAAAGAATAAATTTGTTGAACCTTCAGTGATATCATCTGTGTCACCGCTTAGTTCGCTTAAATCATCAGCAGTATCAACTTGTGCATCAACGTATGCCTTAGTAGCCGCATCTTGAGCCGCTACTGGATCTGTTACGTTGTTAATGTGATTACTGTTAACATTAATGTTTGAAGCAAACTTAACACCACCACTTGATGTGATAGTTTTGTCTGCTGTTAAAACAACGTCTGTTTTTAATTGAATGTCACCACCTGATGTTAATTCAATATCACCAGTACCAGTTGTTAAAATGCTGATGTTTTGGTTTGTGTCAGCACTAACTTGAATAGTACCTGAACTATCTGAAAGTACTTGTTGACCGTTAACGTATAAAGATCCTGGACCTACATATACGTCTTTCCATACATTAGATGCACTACCTAAACTGTATGTATTATTTGCACTTGGTTCGAAGTTAGCCGCAAAACCTGTTCCACCTGCTACTTTATCAAAGTAACTTGGATCAATGTTAAGTGTTGCCGCACCACTTGCCGCGCCACCTGTTAAACCGTTACCTGCTGTAACTGCTGTGATATCACCACTTGCCGCCGCTTGTACTTCAGTATGTTTTGCAAGCCTATGTCCGCCTGCTGTTGAGCCATCGTGTACGATGACTGTATTGTTTGTTGTATCGATCGTGATCTCACCCGCCAGTCCCGTGAATGAACTGTGCTGGGTAGAGGTACCTCGTCTACGTTGAATTGCTGTTGCCATTACATTCCCCTAATAAATGTATAGTTGTTATATGATATATTTATCATAATTACTTAATTAATACTATTTCTACCTCATCATTGAGGTCTTTGATTTTTATCCAATTATTATTATAAAGTTGGCCTTTGTAAACTGGTACTGTTCCAAGTACGCATACTGTTGCCCACTCCTTCCTAATCTCTCTACCTTCGTACTCTTGTGTTGTGTCAAAACTTTTATCTAAAATAGGTTTTTCCAAATCATTACCAAATTCATCTGTTTGTAACTCTAATGCATTTTCTGGTAATGCAAAATTTTTATTAAGTGTTTCCTTAAAGTGACTGTGTACCAAACTTGTCTCATTGTCGTACCATTCAACCACATAGTACTGTCTCTTTTTTAGATTACCTAATTCATCTTTTTGGTATTTGTCTTTCCATGAGTTCCACATAGTATTGCCTACTAATGCGGCTGATGGAACAACAACTCCAATTGGTAAATCACCTTCATCTGCAACAATTAATTTTCCTTCTTCATTTACTGCTACAGTAAAACCAAACCTGTCTTCATTTCTGGTGTTGCCGTCTGCCCATTCAAACAACTCTGCATAACTACTTCTGTTGCTATACATTCCACCTGCGGAAAATACATCACCTTGTGCATTTACCTTAAAAACTTTTGTACCGTCTGATACACTATTGTCATCAGCGGTTGCTTCTATAAAATTGTATCTATTACTCATAACTGGTGCACCGTTTAACCCTAACACTGCACTGTCAAACTCTAACGAAGGTATAGAAACATTTAATCCATTTCCTTCATTGTGTCTATGGTATACACTCAATGTTGCATCATTTAGTTTTTCCATCTTACCTAATACTAATGCACCATCACTTAATATGTTAGCACCCTGACGATTCATTCTACTCACAGCTCGAAAAGTAAATGTCTTATCGTCATCGCCATCGCCTTCTACAATGACACCTCTGGTACTTCCATTACCAGAAATTGGTAATACTGCTTCACTACTATATCCTGCTTTGAAATGAGCACTACCTTTGCCGACCGTTCTAGGAGACTTGGTCCCTGTTGCCAGTTGTCCGTTTTTTCCTACAAGCAAAACAGTATCGTTTTCTTTGTTAAACTGTAGACCATCTGTGTCAGTTTCTAAGGTGTATTGTGTGTCACCAGTTAGAGTAATTTTATCTCTACGTTGCTGAATTCCTTCTGTTACTCTGGATTCAGCCAACTTAATTTTTTCTTCAAACTCATTAACAATTTCTTTTTTTACTTCTGCTCTTATATGGGCTATTAGTTCATCTATGTTAATTTGTTTTTGTTCTTGTTCTTGTTTTTTCTCAACTACTTTCGTAGATTTTTTTGCTGTTTGTGTTTTTGCTCTTGGCATGTGTGTTTCCTATTATGAGCTTATAACTGCTCTATCTTGTAATCTTCTCCAATCAGTGCCATCGTAAAAAGCCATTGTAGCACCACCTGTTTCATCACTGACAAATATCATATCTCCTGCATTAATATAGGTTAATGCATTTGCTTCTGAAACTGTATAACTATCGTGTGGAGTAGGTTGTCTATCATCTACTGTGACCACACCATAATCTATTGTGATATTTGCCGCTTGTGTTATGGTACCATAGTCTTCTACATGACTGAATGTACCCATAACATCTAAATTTGTTACTTGAAGTGTATTTGATGATTTATCAAATGTAAAATCTGAATCTCCTGCTAAGTCGCCGCCGTCATTAAATTGAACTTGTGTGTTGCTACCACTTGCAGGAATGGACCCAAAACTTAATGTTCCGGATCCATCAGTTTTAATTACTTGCCCACTGCTACCATCTGCTGTGGGCATATCGTATGCATCATTGATGCGTATTGTAGATCCTTGCACTTTGAATACTTCGTTTGTATTACTTGCATCATGTACTTTGAATACTGGATCTGTTCCACTAGAGTTATCTCTTACACGTATTACTGTTCCGGAGCCATTACTGTGACGGAGATCTAAATATGCACCAGAATGTTGGAGACTAGGGTTAGTCCCTAAACGTAGACTGCCGTTCACAAACAATTTTTCATTTGAACTTGTAGAACCAATACTTACAGTATCATTTGTGCTATCCACAAATAATGTACCACTATCAACATTGAGATCAGTCAAAGTGTTACCTATACTGGACCACGCACTGCCAGTATAAACTTTTATTGAAGTATTGCTAGAATCGATAAACAAGTCGCCGGCTGTCAAATCACTTGACGGTACCGTGCCTGTGCTTATTCTATTACCACTAGATTTGCCGATCTTGAAATCAGAAACCGTGGTACCCTTAAAGTTACCAAAAATTGCCATGTTGTTCCCCGGTCAGTTCAATGTTTGTAAAAACATTGTCAGTGTGAAGCCACACTGTCTACGCCGTTATAAGTATTTATCAAAAAGATTTGATATGAGGTGTTTAGACTAGAATTTCAATAACACCAGGTGCGGCTTCAGTTTTTGTCTCTAAAGCTCTACCAATTATCTGTAATGGACTTAGTGATTTAGGATCTGCGGCAACCATTGCATGTCCTGGTAAGTCTGATGTAATTAACACATCACCTTTGTTTACGTTACCAAGAACTTTACATGGTACTCTACCACGTAATGCTACTGCTACACCATTTGCATCTTTGTTCATTAAGTATGCTGGGTCAGTTGATACAACACCTACTGCTTGATAACTGCCTGGCTCATCTGTTACTGTAACTTCAGCGTCACCGCCAATTACAAGAACTGTACCTGGATCATAACTTGCATCTGCTGAATATATTTCTGCCAAGTCAGCATATCTTGCCGCTGTTGCTGTTGCACTAATAACACCTGCACTAAAGTTACCAGAGGCGTCTCTGGCTACAACTTTACTTGCTGTGTTTGCACTTGTGGCATCAACTGCTACATCATTTGCACTTACAATAATGTAACTGCCTTGACCAACTGCTAATGAACCACTAGTTGTTACTGTGCCAGTTAAACCAGCACCACCGCCAACACTAGTAACTGTACCAGTAGTTGATGATGTTCCTGCGCCAATTAAACTTCTGATTTCTGAAGCACTTATCCCACTATTAAGAGATGGTGTTGAACCATTGCTTAAAATTGCTGGTGTACCTGTATCTGGAGAAGTATTAGTAATTGTTAACTGTCTATCGGCAGTTTTTTCTATCTGGATACCAGTACTCTGTTCAAAGTGCATTGTCTGACCGGAACCAACAGTACCTGTCTCAGAACCGTTACCTTCCATAAATGTCCAACTACTATAGTTGTCAGCACTTGTGCTGATCTGTCCATTTGCACTATTATAACTGATTAAGCCTGTACCACTAATTAAACCTCTGATATCAGCATTACTAGGACCTGTATAAGTAATTGTTCCGCCACTATATCCTAATGAACCCAGTCCGCCTGCATCTGTTACAGTAATAGCACTTCTTGCTCTGGCATTTGTAAAATAAAGATTAGTTTGCTCAGACAAATCTGCTGTTGTTCTTGCTATTGTTCTTGTTGCCGAACCATCGTAGAATTGCCATGCATCTGAACTTTCGCTCCATAATAATTTAACGTTAGTTGCTGTTCCTCTTTCAACTTCAATACCAGCATCTTGTGAAGGAGTACCTGATTCGTTGTTGTTGAGAATAATTATATTGTCATCTACTGTTAATGTTTCAGTATTAATAATTGTTTGTGTACCACTAACAGTTAAGTTACCACCAATAGTAACATCGCCACTTAATGCATTTGTAACTCTGGCATCTGCTCTAGCATTTGTGAAGTATAAATTTGTGCCTTCTCCAATATTTGTTGTTGAGTTTGGAATGCTAAACACACCAGTTGAAGAATTATATCCTGCAGGACCAGTTGTTGCACTTACTGATGATCTTGCGTCACTGTCGCTGTACATAGTTGGCTCTGTGTAAGAAATTACACCTGTACCACTATTGTAACTTAAATCACCGCTTACTGAAATTGCACTTCTTGCTCTTGCATCTGTGAAGAATAAATTTGTATTTTCTGTTAAGTCA